ACAGCTTTGCTAAACTCTCTACCTTCTTTTTTCAATTCCTTTTCAACATAATCAGGGTATATCTTTTCTACTTTTTCAAGTGCTTCTCTTAATTCGTCGAATGTGGCAGTATCAAATTCAAAATCTATTTCATCTGACATCGTTTTTTACTCCATTGTGTCCGAATCGGACACCGATTCTTTTTCTTCTGATACATCTTCCACTAATCCGAGTTTTTTCAGATCGTTTACCACTCTTAGATCATCGCATTCTTTGATCTCGTCTTTTTTCATGTTAAATGTACCTACAAATGTCTGTTTCGCTCTTATTTTCATCTTCTACAGCCTCCGCGTGCAGTATCAGAAATCTGTCTGCTTCATTTTCGTTTTCTACCGAATCAATTCCATACATTTGATCCTTGTATCGAATTTTCATGTTTTTATCAATCCCTTTTCGATATCTGATCGTAAATTGCATTTCTTCCGTTGCTTCGTTTTTCAGAAGCTTGATTGATTCGGAAGATCGGATCAGGCGAACTTTTGCCCATACTCTGGCAATTAACTTTTCTTTTCTGATTTTTTGTCCAAGTTCATCC